CGTTTGCAAACGCAGTAATTGTTTCATAAGTACTATCAATTAAGACTTTTACTCGTTCATTTAGCTCCAATGACCCCCTTACATTTCTACTACTGCGTCTACATAAAATGATATCTATTAATGCTTGTATATTTTTTAAAAACATTTTACCAAATAAATTTGTATTAATATGTAATAACTTGTGATAAATATTTTGTCTAAATTCATCAAAATTCTTTAACTTTAATATTTTTTCTAATAATACATTTTGATCAAAATCTGTTGGAACTAAGCGATCATTTACTGGTAGACGATAACAATACGACCATTGTGTTTCTAATAGTAAATTATGTATTTTACGTGTGGTATAGACAGAAACAAAAGGGACAGAATTATAAATACAATATAATACAGAATGAAATCTCATTGGTATACACAAATCTAAATGGCCGAATATATCATTCATTTCATCATTTGATAATTTATCGGTTATATTTAATATGTTACTCTTTAAATCATCATCTAAATTTTGAATTAGTTCTTTTGCAAATACAGTGTCATCCTCATTAGAATTAATAGAATTTGTATTAAATGGTATAAACGCAACACTATACCCCCAATCTTTTATAATAGTTTTTACAAATTCGACTAAACCTGCAAGTACCTTGTTATACTCGTTCGGATAATTCTGATTATAAAAATGTCTAGATAAACATATACCTAACAATTTTTTATTAACAAAACTTTTTAACATATTTTGATAATCTTGATATTTTTGTGAAAACTGGGTAGTATGTTTGGACATTTGTAAACGTTTAATAAAATCAGAATATTGCAAGTTTACATTACCATTATCCTCACACTCAGATTTTAATAAACGTTTTGTAAATGTATAATTATTTGATAAAATATATGATACGTCAGGTATATAATAAATTCGATCATCGTGGAAATATTGATTAAAAATCTCCAGGTCTTGAGTTGTTCTAATAAATATGTAGTCAATCGTTTCTAGTAATGATGTTTCTATAAGAATTTTAGTATATGGTAATCCAACTGATAAACCAATTATTAAATTAGGCTTACCAGCGAATTTACTATCAATTTTGTTAAGGAAATATGGATTCAATATATCACCACCCCCAATGATGATTATATCTGTATCCAAAAAAGTTTCTTGATAAATTTTATCACAATCAAAAAAATGGATTTCGTAGTCTATATTATTTAAATACGTATGGAATAGTTTATCTATTGATAATTTATATTGATCATCGCCAAAATTATTATGTTCATAATAACCGATTATTTTCAAAGATAAAACCATAAATATTATCGGTGTTTACTCTATATAAATAAATAAAAAAAGTCAGAATGCACATTTTTTATTTATAAAAAAATTCTATAAAAAAATTCTATAAAAAAAAAATAAATTTAAATAGTAACACTAGTTTATTACAATGGAATCCGTTATCAAAAACAAAGGAAGTTCTCGTTACACTGTTTTTCCAATTCATTATCATAATTTATGGAAGTTTTATAAACAACACTTGTCAACTTTTTGGACAGCTGAAGAAGTTAAATTAACAGATGATTTAGTAGATTGGAACAATCGTTTGAATGAAAAAGAAAAGCATTTTATTAAAAATATTTTAGCATTTTTTGCAGCAAGTGATGGTATTGTAAATGAAAATTTAGTTTTAAATTTTTATAATGAAGTACAAATTCCAGAAGCACGTCAATTTTATTCTGTTCAAATGATGATAGAAGCTATTCATGGAGAAACGTATTCATTATTAATAGATACATATGTTCTTAATACAGAAGAAAAATCTAGATTATTTAATGCAGTTGAAACCATTCCAGCTGTTAAAAAAAAAGCTGACTGGGCTATTAAATGGATTGAAGAAGGAGCCACATTACAACAATCAATACCTGAAGAGTATATGCAAAGTTATAAATTTTTAGTTGATGGAAATGATTGTGCTGATGATCCATTAGCTGATGATCATATCGAAGCACTCAGCTTTTTAACACGAGAAAGACCTAGGTTTGCACAACGCTTACTTGCATTTATATGTGTCGAGGGGATTTTCTTTTCAGGAAGCTTTTGTGCTATTTACTGGTTAAAAAGTAGAGGTCTTATGCCTGGACTAAGTACTGCCAATTCTTTTATTTCGCGTGATGAGAATCTACACGCAGAGTTTGCAATCGAGTTGTATAAAATGTTGGAAAATCGTCTAGATGAAATCACAGTTCATAGTATTTTCCGAGAAGCTGTCGATATTGAAAAAGAATTTATTACAGAAAGTTTACCTGTTTCACTTATTGGTATGAATTGTAAATTAATGACTCAATATATCGAAATGGTAGCTGATAGATGGTTAGTTTTACTTGGATATAACAAAATTTATAATACACAAAATCCATTCCCATTTATGGAGATGATTAGTTTAAATGAAAAAGTCAACTTTTTTGAAAATACAGTTACAAGTTATCAAAGATCAAATGTAGGAACAACAGAAGAAGAACGAAAAATTACCTTTGATTCTGACGATTTTTAGAGTTTAATTACAACATTCGATAACGACTTACGTTCAAAATCGTATTTAAAAATAATTATATTTACTATAATATAATTATTAGGATGGATATTTTAATTAAAAAAGAAAACCTAGTTACTCCTGAATCTATAAATTTCACAGAATTAGTTAAAAATAGCAGTCTAAAATTAAGTTTAAGTAATGATTACGAAACTAAAATGATAACGACTCTTAATGAAGAATTTACTGAAAGTCAACAACAATGGTATATAGCAAATTTATATATTTATATGAATTATCACCCAACAAATGATTATCCAATTAACTTGGAAAATGTGTTTAAAATGATTGGATTTGCAAATAAAGGTAATGCAATGAAAACAATTAAAAGTAATTTTGTGAAAGATGAAGATTATAAAACTTCACTTCTCCCTAAGGAAAAATCAAGTTGGGGTGGTTCTGGTAGTGAACAAATTATGTTAAATGTAGATACATTTAAGAACCTGTGTATGTTAGCAAAAACAGATAAAGGAAAAGAAATTAGAAAATATTATGTAAAGTTGGAAAATATTTACAATAAAATTATTAAAGAAGAAATAGAAAATACACAAAAGTTATTACTAGAAAAAGACACTCAATTAGAAAATAAAGATTTAGAAAAAAAACGTGAAGTTGAAATGACATTGAAAAATAGTTTTAATAAACGAAATTTAGTATATTTAATCAAAATACCAATTAACGATGAAATTATATATAAATTTGGACATACAGATGATATAATAACTAGATTAAGAGCACATAAAAATGAAATTTGTAAAGATGTAGAACTAGTATATTGTATTGAAAGTAAAGATAGAAAAATGTTGGAACGATTATTAATAGATTATTTAGAACAATATAAATTTAGAATAAAAAGATCAATTAATGACAAACAACAAACAGAATTATTAAAAGTAAATGATATACAGATTATTAAAAACAAATTAATAGAATTAAATAAAGATATCGAAAATGAAAAACTTTTAATTATAAAATTAAAAAATAAAATTATAGATTTAGAAAATGAAAATATAGAATTAAAAAGAAAATTATTAAAAGATGAATATGTAAATGAATTAAAAAATAAAATAGAAAATTTAGAAAAAACAATATTAGATTATAAATTAGATGACGGTGACGACAAAATCAAACCATTTATTGAAAACGAAGATACAGTTGAAGATAGAATATATAAAAAACGTCAAGTTGATAAAATAGATCCTACAACATTAAATGTAATAGAAACTTATGAATGTATTAATTCAATAATTGTAAATAACCCTGATCTTAGTTATAATGGAATATATAGAAGTATAAAAAAAAACAATGTATATAAAGATTTTAGATGGAATTATAATGGTGAAAAAATAAATCCAACAAACAAAATACTTACAGATGGTAATAAAATAGAAAAAGTAATCGAATTAGACAAGAATAAAAAATTTGTAAAAATATATCCGACAAAATCCGAATTATGTAAACTTTTACATATAGGACTTGTCAAATTAAATAGATATATTGAAGAAGAAAAAATATTAAACGAGTTTTATTATGTAAATGAATCATCTTATCGTAGCGACATACCAGATGAATTTGTTAATTACGAAATTCATAATAGTAAACAGATAAGAGAAACAAATACTGAAACAAATGAAATTATAATTTATCAAACTATGAAAGAATTATATGAAAAACGTGGTATATCTCGTTGTACACTAAGAAAATGTATAAAAAATAATAAAGTATGCGATAAATATAAATGGGAATATGTTGATAATAATCATAATAAAAATAATAGTAAACGAGTTAAAGAAACAAATACTAAAACAAATGAAATTATAATTTACAAATCTATGAAAGAATTATATACAAAATTAAACATTACTCTTGAAAAATTAAGATCTATTATTAAAAATCAAGAAATTATAGACGATTGCAAATATGAATTTTTTTAACAAATATACCAGTTTGTTACAAAAAATGGTTTAAACTTTTACGATTAATTTAGACACATCAGTAAATTTTGTTGGTTTTGCACATAAGAAAAATTCTAAAATAACACAAAATAGAGAATATGGGTTTTATACATAATGTAAATTTTTGCGGTTTATATAAAAATGAATAATAATAAGCAATTTGTAAAAATAAATACAATGCTTAACGTTTATTATTATGCAATAATATCCACTTACCTTTCAAAGTTTGTTTTAGCACAAACACAATGTACACCATTTGTATATGATAAAACAAAATCATACACATCTCAAGGTTTATTAGCAGATTACAACTCTAATAATATCCGTCAACAAAGTGGTTTCATTAACTTGTTCTTAACAAAATCAAACGATAATAAAAGTCAAGGTACAAGATTGAGTATCGGTAATGTTTTACGTTATGGAAACGTTGATGTTAAAATGCGAGTATCAAATGGAAAAAATGTAGTTTCATCATTTATATTAATGGGTGGAAACAAAGATGAAATTGATTTTGAATTTGTGCAAAATTCAAATAACAAAACAAACATTATTCAAACAAATTACTTTTATCAAGGAAATCCTGTTTTTGACAAGAATGCTAAAATGTATAGGAATTCTAAACCTTTGGCAGATTTTTATAATACGTATACAATCAATTGGACTCCAGATTATTACGAATGGCGATTTAATAACAATACTTTAAGACGGTTGTATAAAAATCAAACACAAAATTATCCAGATGATACTAGTAAAATCCAATTTGGTATATGGGAAGCAAAACCATCATCTTGGGCTGGACTAGGTATTGATTGGAAGGAACAACCATTTGTATTATCCATTGAATCAATTCGAGTTAGTTGTTTTGATACAACATCTAATAATACTAATACAAGTACTACTACAAGTACTACTACAAGTACAACATTAGATACTGCTACTTCTACAACATTAGATACGTCTACGTCTACGTCTACGTCGTCTCTTGCTGCTACTTCTACTTCTACTACTCTTACTACTTTTGCTCCTGTGCCTTCAAATAACTCATCAAACGATTGTAATTACTTGTCATATTTTTTGTTGACAGTCTTTGCAACTTTTTTTGTGATGTAAATATATAATATATTATCAAAAACATATATTCCGAATTACTTGATTTTTTTTTATAATATATTATATATATAATGTCTGTATCTTCTGCAAGTGAAACTATTGGTACTCAATTAACAGAAACCACTGCTAGTTCTTTTTTTACAACTAATCCAAAGGAATTTTTACAATGTATGTCTTTTAATATAAGAATGACTTTAGCATTCTCGTTGATGATTTTATTGTTATGTCTTTTAATATCGTGTTTAAACATGATTTTACCTCCATATGACGAAGATCAAATTAGATATGATCCAGTGACACTGCGTGGTAGAGGTAATGTTAATTATATGATGTGTAGATGTTTAGATGGCAAATGCAAATGTAAAAGTAATATGAGAAATATAGAAACTTTCAGCAATGATGAAATGTATTCTTTTAAAACTGCACAAGAATCAAGTTATCAGAGTATTCCACTTTTAGCACCAGATGATGACAATTTAATGTTTGGTCAAGCTAAACGTTTTGTATCTGCGATAGATAATGGATTTGTTTATCGTCTAGAAATTTACTGTAATTTACTTGTTTTAGACGGAAATATTTATGATAAAGCTCCAAGAAATTCAATTAAACAAAAATACTCAGTATTTTTACAAAACACAAAACAAAAAGGTAAGGTTCATGTAGGTGATTTAGTAAAAGATGGAGATGGTATTTATAAACTTAAATTTATTTCCAAAGAAAATGTACAAGAATTGGCAGCATACGATCGAGTACACATTGTTTACGTTCTTAACGATAACGAACAACCCATTTTATCAGGAACATTTCATTAAAAACTCTTAAAATTTAAATTTAAATTTACATTATTAATTTAAATTTTTAATTTACAAAATATCTGGATCATATCTAAATTGATCATACTCGTATATCTTTACATTGTAATCATTGTTTAATATATCCAAATGGATTGTATCGCCATCATATAATTCATTATCATTTTTAGATTTAAAAGGTATCTTTAATCTATTTCTGGTCTCGTCAATTATATAATATTCATATTTTTCACTTCTACCTGGATATTTTGGTCTACCAAATAATGGTAAACGTTCATTATTATTATATACAATACCAATTTGTTGAAAGTCAGATGTACCTGGAGTATTCAATCTACCAGATGGATAGCTTCTTTCTGGTGGCGAAAGGGGGTTGTATAATCTATTTAATGCAATGTTTACATTTGCTTTATTTTCGACACCTTGACGAGCTGAAGCTCCGCTTTGCGATTGTTGTATATATTGACGGGTTTGTTGTAAATCTCCTAGACACTTTTGTTGAGAAGTTTGACAAGAGAACAGTTTATCTTGTAATAATTCCAACCGTTCTAATAAGTGTTCTCTTTTTAATCCAGCATTTACATTATCAGATGTAGTTTCTACAAATGTTTCTCTATATTTTTTAAGAACAAAACATAGATACATTATTATACAAAACAATAAAAATGCGTATAGATTAAAATCATTTCTTCTAAAACAAATACTGTCCACTGTACTTTGACTAATGGTATCACTCATTACTTGATATATATATTATACGTAAATATATAAATTTTTTAATTTAAGGAATTATTACAAAAATAATTAATATGGAGTTTTATCTAACAATATAGGATTTGATATATAATACATCTTTTTAGCAATTCCTAAATCTGTAAATCCTCCACGTTGAGTCAAAGAATCCAAAACAAATTCGGCTGTTGTTTTACTTGTATAAACACCGTGTATTTTAGACTTACTATAAACAACATAGACTTCCATTTAACTATACGTTTTATTTTAGTTAATTTTATATAACGTATAATTAATAATGAACTCTAATTATTTATTAATATCTCGAGAAAAATCTGATAATGGAAAACTTTTACAAAAACATTTTAAAAAGAATAACATTAGTAAACTTTTTGAATACAGTTATTACAAATCAGATTTTAAAACAGAATCATTACGTTTGATATCAAAATTTTTGTCTGATATAAAAACAAAACAAAGATCGTTTAGCTATAAAAACCATAATTATCTTGGAGTATTGACTGATGATAATGTTATATTAATTCAAGATATTTTATCAATTCCAGAATTTCCAGATAAATGGGACATTGTATTTTTAGAATATACATTAGATAAAATTAATTATAATAGTGATAATCTTGCATGGAAACGCATAGAAGTACTTGATGGTAGACATTTTTTAATAAATCCATACTCTTTAGATAAGGTCCAAAGTGTTATTAAATCAAGTAAAAATTGGAATGAATTTATAAAAAGTATCAACAGATTAAATGTATACGGTATTCAAAATATGTTTTTCTCTGAACCATTATCACATAATATAAAACTTACAGATAAAACACTTACAGATAAAACACTTACAGATAAAACACTTACAGATAAAACACTTACAGATAAAACACTTACAGATAAAACACTTACAGAAACTAATCTATTTGGATTAATACAAAATGATTTTACAAATTGTGAAATGATTAATTATAAAGAATTAGTTAGTAAATTTGATATTATAAAGAAACGATATACTCCAGATAAATTATATAATATCTACCCATCTATTAGTTTTATTTGTTGTATTACTGATACCAAGCTTTTTTTGCATACATTATATACGTTTTTATCACTTGATTATCCAACAGATAAAATAGAATTAATTATAGTAGATGATACAGATGCAGAAAAAAGATTGAAAAAACATTTACCAAACGATGCACGTTTACGTTTTATCAATATTAAACCTAAAACACCCAATGAATCTACTGATAATAATTCAGATCCATACACATTTTCTCTTGGATATAAATTAAACCTTGCTACAAAGTACTGTAAATATGATTTATTGTGTCATTTATTTGATACAAACGTTTATTTTAAAAACAACTTTAAAAATATAATTGAATGCTATATTTTGTCAAATAAAAGTGTATTAACATCAATTGATTCACATTCTTATAATCCAAATAGCAAAAGTAATTTTGTTAAACGAATACCAGATCTTGGTAATATGATTTATACCAAATCATTTTGGTCAAGTTTTAATTTTAAAGATAAAATTACAGACAAGCATCTATTAGCTTATGAATTTACAAAATTTAGGAAACAACTAATTGGTTATATTCCAGGAATTGAATGGTCATTTAACATAGTTAAAGATGATTATGTTAATCTTAATAAATTACCATTTGATTTAATTGATTTGTTAGATGAAAAGGATAAATCTTCATTTGAAATGTCATTTGATTAATTGTCATTTGATTAATTATCATTTGATTAATTGTCATTTGATTAATTATCATTTGATTAATTGTCATTTGATTAATTATTTTTTAATGTACTTTCTATAATAAAACAAGATATAAGCATCTTTTGACAAAACACTAGTATTTTGTAATTTACTAACATCACTATCATTATACAAATACCAATTTTTATCTAAATTTTTACAAGCAGACCAATAATGTCCTCCTCCAGTAGTCCCAGAATGATAATTAACAGCATACAAAGAATATATATAATTGTTTGGATCATTTTTATCACTAGGAATGTATTCTGTTAAATTCAAATCTTCAATAGGAAAATCTATATGAGTATTAATTTTATCTCCATTATTTGTAAACCGTTTTAAATGGATTATTAGATAATTAGGTAATGACCATGATTTAATTGATTTAACACAACCTTGTCCACTGCATCGTTCACATTTCCAACTACTAATTTGTTCGTCTTCATTAAAATATGTATCTAGACAATTTTTTAAATTAGTACTTCCAGAAACAGGTATGTTCAAACTAACACAATTAAATGGTTCAAAAATGTTTTCTTTTAATGGACAATTCTGACAACTTACTTTGTTATAAAACATTCCATTAAACGTTTCAATAATATTAGAATAACTATTCTGGTAAAATTTACCCCATTGTTCAAGTGATTGTTTCATAAGCACATCGGTGTCATTTTGAACGGTACCCATAATATCTACTTCTATTTCGTAACTCAATGCTTTGTGTAAATAGTCCAAAATATACATTAAACATTCGTGTGAATCTTGTTGATCTAAATTAAAATATTTTGGAACAAATTTACTTATATTTTCAACAAATGATTTAGGTTTTAAAACTTGGTTGGTCTCCCATGCATTTATAATTAAATTAAGATAACTTAAAACAAGGTAATATTCACTTTTACGTTTGTTTTTTTGATCAAAATCATCATCTTTATATTTAGCAGATAAAAAGTAATCAGTTAATTTTAAAGTATTACTTAAACATTGCAGAATAGAATTCATAAAACATTTGTTTCCTAAATTTGCCAAACCAGTAAGTCCCTTTGATTTGTATTTTGATTTATTTAAAACTAATTCGTGATAATAATGTAAATCGTAATCGTTACTCATCTTAGTAACAATGTCCCTACAATAACTATTCAATTATTTTTAAACAAAAATATTTATTTTTTATTAGTTTAATGTAAATTTAATTTCCAGAGATATAGTATACAACTAAAATGTTAGATAAAGGTAATATTGATGTATTGTACATTTTACTAGCCCTATTTATTGTTTATATTTACGTAATTCGAGCAAAAGAAACACTTGAAAACATTGATCTTACTAGTAAAACAGAAGAAGAATTACGTTTGTTAATTAACAAAGGAATACGATCAGCTGAAAAGCTAGTCTTTTTAGAAGAAATTCAAGATAAAACTGATTATCTGAAAAAAAGAATCGAAGAATTAAATAAAGATCTTGAAAATGCAAAAAGATCTAAAGAAACGTTAGCAGAACGTGGTATCGTTGTTTAAGTACAAATAATTTAGATTACGATACAATATGTCTTTGGATGTAGTTATATTAATTATATAACTACAAATAATTTAGATTACGATACACTGTTAGAAATATGTCTTTGGATGTAGTTATATCCACTCTGTGTCAAAATACCAGTTTGTACTTTTCCATTTAGTATTATAGGAATATTTCCGTTTTTTAATGGTACCCAATATACAAATTTTTCTTCATATCCATTGTCATAAAATATTCCAGATTCGTCAAATTTTAGTTCATTGGTATTTATTTTTTTTTGTATTAATAATGCATCTTGTGTATCTGATGTCTGTTTAAAATAAAAACCCATTTATCTTTACATTATCTTTACATTATCTTTACATTATCTTTACATTATCTTTACATTATCTTTAAATTTAAAAACGACTTAACTTATTGTTCTCTTTTTGTATTAACTGGATTTTGTGTGGGATCAACAAAAACTGGTCTTTTAGCACGTACGTCTTCATATCGTAAACAGAATTCTTGATCTTCTTTGCAAGTTTTTGGATTTGCATATAACCACTTTGCAAAATCATCTTGTGCATTTGGTATAGTTGTATTAGGCATTGTGTAAAATTGCCTTTGAGAATTCATTTTACCAAAAACATCATTGACATCTTTAAACAAATTATGGTTGAACATTTCATCCATTGATTGTTTTACATTTTTATCAGTTGTGTCACATGCTGCAGGTCTATCTACCATTTGTTGTGTTTTTTCATCAATGTTAAGATAATCTTTCATAGTCACATTCATAAAAGGATTATCTAACGTCGGTTGCGTACAAACTGCTTTTTCAACGTTTTCTAAACTTTCTACTCCTTTGTCATTTTTATCAGTTGTGCTACTAGCTTTAGGTTTAACTTCTATATCATCATCCCCTACACGTTTTTCTGGACTGTTTGTATAAACATAATAAGTTAATAATAAAGTACCAATAAAAATACTAAAATACCTGTAATTTCTATTATAATAATATAAAACTAATGAAGAATATAACGATAATCTAACAAGAGCATTAAAACGTTCTTCTAAAGTTTGATCATTTGTTGGAAAAAATTCTGTTAATCTGTTACTTTGAATAATGATAGACATATCATGATACCAAAATTTATCAGATTTTGTAGCCTGAACTTTACTAATCTTGTTACTCATATTACAATTATCCGTTAAAAAAATTTTTACGAAATTATATTAAAATAATAAATTATATATAAAATAAATTATATATAATAAATGTTCTTTTAAGATACACTGTAACAAAATTATTTAATCTAAACTACCAAACATTTTTTGTATATCACCATTAGAATTCTGCACTGTATTCATTATACTTTTAGCTTGTTCTTCCAACATACTTTTATCAATCTCTCCGTTATTAATTTTTGATTCTATTTTATTTGTTATATTTGAAACCAAATTCTGAATAGTTTCATTAGGTTTACCAGACATTATAGAACTTAACAACATCATTGGATCTAAATTTTGAGTTTGAATATCTCGAGTTAAATCTGTAGCCAAATTCATAATATCATTATTTTGCATTAATGACTCCATCAAATTTCCAAAATTTGGACCAGAAGATGCCGGTAATGGTACATTTTTTTGCTTCGTTTTATCTTTTCTAGACACTTGCTGAGACACTTCTTGAGACAATGATTCCTCTAACATTCTATCTTGAATACCTTTTACAAATCCTGATAAATGATGAGTCAATGAATCAACATCACCACTTACCATACCAAAATGTAAAACAAATACCGACATGTAAATAGTATGTAAATATTTTACTAAACTTAATTTTGTATTCTTATTTTCATCCTTAAAAACATCAAATTTTAACAAACCCTTGAATAATACAATATTGTTTAAAAAATCAAATTCAGTTGTTCTTGCCTTCTTTTTAGCTATTACTTTTGAAATAGATTGCTCGTAATCTTTCAAGATTGGAACTGTTTCTTCAACAAATATTTTCATATTACTCGGGTTACTAAGACCTTTTAAAAATTTTTCTAATTTCCCCACAATACTCTTATTAACATAATCAAATACCAAATCTATTTCATTAAAAAATTTAGTCAAAGTTTTTATCAATTCACTTTCAACCATCGGATTTATATGATTATTTTGATCATCATCAACTAGTTCTGTAGGTTGTTCTGTAGATTGTTCTGTAGGTTGTTCTGTAGATTGTTCTGTAGGTTGTTCTGTAGGTTGTTCTGTAGGTTGTTCTGTAGGTTGTTCTGTAGGTTGTTCTGTAGGTTGTTCATTTAATGTTACATTGGCAATTTGATTTTCCACTTCATCTAGTTGTTTATTATTTGCCATATTAACAAGACTCGATAAAATAGATTAATATGATTACCGCACTGTAACTATTAAAAAATGAAATAATTTGTAATAATATATGATATATGGATAGAAAACATTGTTATTTTTGTTTTATTGATGAACTAGGATTATGTGATGTATGTTTAACGGGTATAAATACATGTTTTAATTGTCTGGCATATGGAAATGGTGGATTATGTTTAAATTGTGAAACAAATGGTGATGAAGGTGTTGATTTAAATAATGATTTATTAGAAATTTTTTATTGGATACAAAGAAACGATTCTTATTTTTTATCAAAAACTAATATACCTTAATATACTATACCTTAATATACTGCAAGAAGCATCATTTACATTACTCGTTTACCAGCACGTAATAACTTTTGAAAATATAACCATATGTAAGCCTTTTGATTATCATTTGTATCACTAGATAACCAAATGTTTCTAATTTTATTTCCAAATAAAATATCATCAGAAGTAAGACCTATTTGTTGTAAATTAACATCATAATTCAAAAAAAATTGTTCATCGCAATTAAATATATATTTTTCATATGAATTAACATAACTCATATACTGTTCTACAACTAATCTAGGGTTGCTACGTCTTATAAAATCAACAGTACTTCGTGTTAAAATAATATCTGATTTGAAAATAAGAAAATTTGTTTCTAAATAATCAAAAAATTGATCTAATATATCATTAAATATTTTTATTTGTACGATTTTACTCATTAATATCATATTATAAATAAAACTTTAAATTAAACCGATAGTAATATATTTATTTTTTTGCGTTAGATGATTAAAACTAAAATAAAAAATTACATTAAAACTGATGTCTAGTAAGGACAAAAAGGTAGAATCAAGTGATATCAAATCTAATTCGCCCAAAATTTTACACGAATTAGGTAAAAAAACAAAACACTTACAGCATATTCGCCACGAAATTAAAAAAAAACGTATATTCTTTGATGAAAATAAAGAACGTTTTGGCTTAGATAATATATCACAACTTGTAAAAGTTAAAAATACATCAGAAGTTAAAGGATATCCCTTTAAAGCAAGTAAAAGCGCATATAATAAAATAACATCTGGAATTCGGTTTGGTTTAAAAGTAGTACCTATAGAAACAAAATATGATAAATCTGAGCATCCTTGTAATTTAGAAAATTTAGTCTTAAAGGAATTAACAGAAAATATAGTTAACAAAAATATCTCTCCTCATATTGCGTATTATTTAGGTACACAGAAAATAACAAACAAAAGTAAAGCATTAAAAATGTTAAATTTAAAACGTTTAGAGGTTGAGGAAAAAATAAGAACGCATTCGAATATGTTAATATCTGAATTTGTAGAAGGTGGAAGTTTAGATAATTGGGTTTACAATACATATGAAGATGATAATGAAATTACAGATGAACAATGGAAAAATATTGTATTCCAATTAGTTTATACAATTTCAATTATACAACATTATTATCGTATGATGCATAATGATTTTCATTATGGAAATATTTTAATAGATGATTCTATTACACCTGGTGGTTATTTTGTGTACACTATAGCAAATCGAACGTATTATATAAAAAATACAGGTATAATTCCTAAATTATGGGATTTTGAATTTTCAATGGTGTATTCTGATAAAATTCCAGAATGTTATCCTAATAAATTTATTATAGGACCATATGATTATGATAAAAAGGCTCATAAAACGTTAATTGATCCAGATCGTGTTGAAGAAACAGAAGATCCTGAAGATTTAAATGTGCCATATAATTATAATGAAGTATATGATGTGCATTATTTCTTGGCTTCTTTATTAGATTTATATATTTCTCAAGAATTGTTTGATTGGATTATTCAATTATATCCAAGAGAAGTTATTCCAGAAGATGATGATTCAACATCATCAAATAGTAGCAGCAACAGTAGAAGCAGTAGAAGCAGTAGCAGCAGTAGCAGCAGTAGCAGCAACAGTAGAAGCAGTAGTAGTACAGACGACAAAAATGATGACAAAGAAGATGGAAAAAAAGATGACGAAATGGAAGATAATAAAAATAAAAGTGATGATTTGGATGAATTAGCAAGGGATTTAACTTTAAGTTCATCTGGTTCTGAAACACAATCAAATACTGAATCATCTGATACTTATACAGATACAGAAGGATCTTATTCTACAAAAGCTACAACTGAACCATTATATATAAGTGAGGGTAGATTAATTAATGGTACTGAGGATTTATTCAAGTTACCTACACCTTTAGAATTATTGGGTGACAAATTCTTTGAATCGTTTACAGTTAAGCCAGATGATTTTGATGAAACGCGTGCCGTGTATTTTAATGCTGGATTTTAAATAAGATTATTTGTTCCGTTTCGTTTTTTTTTTTGATTAATTTATTATATAATCCTCGCTTATGTCAATGTCAATGTCTACAAAAATAGAAGACTTACCAGGTCCTATACCTGAAGAAGTTCGCAATGATTTAAATAATATCCAAAATAATTTTAGCCGTCAAAGTAAAGATCAATACGAAGACGATATTGTTAGACAAAATACATTTCAAAATAGCCAATTAATTGAATCAGCTGTAAATCCGGAAATGTATAGACAATCACCTCAGGAATCAAATATTCAGTTGAATATTAAAAAACGTGTAAAGTTTCAAGATGAAACTAAAGATGAAACTACTGAGAAAGAAAATCAGGGTATTTTAACATTTATTCAAGATCAAGTTAATGAAGATAACTTGTTATTATTAATTGTTTTAATCGTATCATCTAGAACAGACCTTGATCCATATATTAAAAATTTACCTGGTTTAGGTAGTCATTTGACCGACTCGTTAATTTTAGTAACGATCGTTAGATGTTTTTTGTTATTGGTTGTTTATATAGTATTTCGTCAATACATTTTACCTAAAATCAAAGTTTAAATAAATCACTATTTAAATTAATGTTTAATGTTAATTTAAAAATTGTTATACTAAATGTATATATAGATATGGTTTTATGTTATTTAAATGGATCGTTTACTAAAATTTACAGTAAAGAAATAATTTTAAATAAACCTATTGAGGATGCGAATTTTAGATTAATATATGGCGAATATAAGAAATTGGATATTATAGATGTGAATGATATACCTGAAGGTTATCTAAATAATAATTATATTAATATATACAATATAACAAAGACAGAATATTTTGATAATTATATAAGATTTTATTATTATTATCCAGAATACTCAATTTATCCATATTTGGATTACAAAACAATTGACGAAATGAAAAACGACCCTGTAGGAATTGTTTCTCGGCATAATTTTTTTATAAAACCATTACCAAATAATTATACAAAAGCTGTATTAATTGCAAGAGTAGAAAAAACAATAGAGGGTGATAACCCAAGATATTTTATGACCTATTATGTAAATAATACAATAATTGAAAATATTAAATTGGGTAAAAAAGAATCTAAAATTAATACTATAACACAAGTTTTGATTCAACAAAAATTCAATGAAATATTGAATAAAAATGATAATTCCTTATTAAATATTATAAACACTCTACCGACTCTTACAGATAACTCTTTAAAAGATGTAGATGCAGGATTATTATTAGATACTATTTCATTATACAATTATCAGTTAGAAGATATTAAATGGATGAGTAAAATTGAGACAGATGTTTTAAATAATAATAATATTATTAAATATCAATACACGCCTGCATATGGTGTATTAAATAATCAATTCTTATTGCATAATAACAATTTATTTCCAAATTATTTTGATATAAATGCCTATAATACATCCATTGAATTTAAATATTATGGTGGTAATATTATTTCAGAAGTCGGATTAGGTAAAACATTAGTGGTTCTATATCATATTTTAAATGATAATTTAAAAACTGAAGATTTCTATTCTAGATATGTAGAATTTACTGATACATGTAATTATTTTTACAAACGTGGAAAATCAAAAGGGAAAAATTGTATTAAAAGCAAATTTAATGAAATTCATTGTAAAGAACATAGACTTACACCTTTTGTGGATAAACGTTGTATTAATTTTAAGAATCTTCAAGATTTTGATATAACAAATTATATTTACAATAAAGATTCAAAGGATTATATTAAAACAAATGCATCTATAATTGTTTGTCCAAATCACCTATGTGATCAATGGATACAAGAATATTATTCTAAATTCAAAAACAAACATAGAATGATTTTAATTGTAACAAGTGATCAATTTGACAATTTAACATTTGGGGACATTTTGTTTGCAGATATTGTTGTTATATCATACAACTTTTTATTAAACAAACGGTATAAACCATTACCATATTGTAATTTGACAAGTTTTATTGGTGAAAAAATAGGTGTAGATATTTTAGGTAATATGACAATAGAAAACAAACGTAGTTTATTAAATTCAAAAGCGTTAACTTATTTAGATTTGTTTTATTGGAACCGTGTTGTTTTAGATGAAGTTCATGAAATAGACAATATGATGCGAAGTTCTGTTTTAAAATCATCTATTTTAAGTTTAAAGAGTATTTACAGATGGAATATTTCCGGTACCCCATTTGCGAATAAAGTTAATGGATTTATAAATTTAATGGGATATATATCAAATTTTGGCGTGGGAAATTATGATTACAATGATACATTAAATACAGAAATGTTAATAAAACTAGGTATGGATTCAAATATTATTGATGAATGCAAGTTTTTATTTAGAAGAAATACAAAGAATTCTATAAAAAACGAATATAGTGGTAATATTATAAGGGATTTTGTACATAAATTAAATTTTACTACACAAGAAAGATCTATATATGATAGTTATGTGCATTCTAATAAAACAAATTATTATAATTTTTTGATTAAATTATGTTGTCATCCAGAACTAAATGTAGACACTAAAGAAATGATCAAAAATTGTAAAACATTTGATGAAATTCAGAAATGTATGTTGGATTATAACAAAGGTTTGATGGAAAAGGAACAGACAAGTTATAAAAATGCAAATGATGACATTAAACATTACGAAAATGAAATTGAAAAATGCAATATAGAAAATGAAATTGAATTAGAAGTGATAAACGCATTACGTATAAAATTAAATACGGCAAAACGTCAATATACTGTTCATAAAAAAAATTACGATGAAATTGCCAGAACATTTAATTATTTAAAATCGTCTATTGAAAATTTACGATCTGATGACAATGAAATGACTTGTCCTATATGTTTAGATGATATAGATAAAGAAAGTATTGTTATAACAAAATGTGGTCATAAATTTTGCTGGGATTGTATATATGAAACACACAAAGTACAAGCAAATTATCAAAAATCTTGTCAAATTAAATGTCCAACGTGTAATTCAGTCATGCAAAATAGTGAATTGTATTTATTAAAGGATCAACAATCGAGCGTGGATACAATTACAGATTTAGATATCTTGATACAAAATACAAAATCTACTAAAATCGGCAATATTATTTATTTTTTGAAAACAAATTTAAAACAAGGAGATAAAGTCATTTTATTTTCTCAATGGGATGAAATGTTAAAAAAGATAGGAACAATGTTGACGGCTCAAAAAATTAAAATTGTTTTTTGTAATGGAACTGTATATCAAAAGAAACGTGCAATTAGTAGTTTTTGCAAAGATAATACGATTAATATTATTTTATTGTCATCAAGAAATGCTGCTAGTGGTATTAATTTAACACCAGCAAATAAAATTATATTATTGGAACCAATATATGGTAGTAAAGAATATAGATACAATATAGAATCACAGGCAGTTGGACGAGCTGATCGTCTTGGTCAAAAACGTCCAATTGATATTCATAGATTTATAATTAAAGATACAGTAGAAGAAGACATTTTGAACAATTGTGTAGATGATACAAAACTCAAACAATTATCCTTAAATTAATAATTAATTTACAAGTTTCCAGAATTTTTTATTTCGAATAATACAAATAAAAAATATACTCTTATTATAATATGTTAAAAAGAAAAACAGGTAATGAAGATAACAGTAGTGGTATGACTAGTATTATCATTTTGGCATTATGTGTTTGTTGTATATTCGTTAGTGTTTCAGCAGGGATTGCTATGTATTTTTCTTTTAAGAAAAAGGAAGCTCCATTTAATAAAACTCTATTAGAATATAGAGATAAAACTGGATCTCATATTATAAAAAGTTTGCCTTTTAATGTAAAAGATGCATATTATTTAAATATGCCACTAGCAACTAAAAAATACAGTTTTAAAGGACGAGCTTGTTCAGATGATGTTTGCGATGATGTAAACTTGAAAAATGTTGAGGCTATTAATTTATATTACGAAGATGGAAATTTATTAACTGGAACATTGCAATATAAAGAGTAATAAATTCCAAGACAACCATTGATCAAAAAATACATTAATATAAAAATGAATATTATACATATTTTTTTTATAATGTGTATAATATATGATTTGCGAAAATACGTTGAATCAAGGAAACTATAAAAAACATATTTTAAATAAAATAGAAGATATTTATATCTTTGGTACATCCAAGGAAGATGTTGATTATATAATTAAATTTTGCAAATTATTGACTGAAAATTATAAAAACCAGTATTTTTTTAATATTATATCTGATTTAGAACAAAAATTTATATATTCATCATCTGATATCTATGCATTAAATGACCTAGATAAAATTAAAAACTTTATAAAATATAGTTTAATAATTTAAAAATAATTTAAAAATAATTTAAAAATAATTTAAAAATACAAGTTTTTAAGTTATAAATGTATGATGATATAGAACAAAATTACAATTCACAAGACAATCTTGAAAACAATGTACAAGACAATCTTGAAGACAATGTACAAGACAATCTTGAAAACAATGTACAAGACAATGTACAAGACAATGTACAAAACAATGTACAAAATATTAAACAAACAAATTCTGTAGGTATTCAAACAAATTATGAAAAGTATATTTCATTTAAGCCATTACCTGAAATCAGTAATTCTGAATATGAAGATGTATATTTTAAACATCTTATGTTTGCTAACCAAACGTATTTTGAACATTTCAAAGATGCAATACAGTATAGTTTTATTAGTTTAAAAGCAGCCGTTTACTTTTTTTGTCATGCAGTTTGGCCAGATATATTTACAAAAGCTGGGTCTGATATTATACATGGTCTTAGTGAAAAAATTCATGAAAAATATCATAATAGAATATATGAAATTCTAGAAAACCAAAACAGATTGGGAGAATAAACTGAAATAATTTTATTATTCATTAAAAATAATGATTAATAAAGATGAATTTAAAAAAGGTTTGAGAAAATATGTAATTTATGATCTTGATATATATGATAGTAGTAGTACAAGTGTAAAAATTTTTCAATATCCAGTTCATATGCTTTTTTTTTGTTTAGATAAATCGAGTAAAATGTTTTTTACATTGTATAAATATATGGATGTATATATAATAGTATACGATTGGAGTGGTAATTTATATGATGATTTAAAAGACTGTGATGATGAAACGTTTTATGAAATAATTACATATTTATTTGAACGTATAAAGATATATAATAATTTAAGTGATATTAAGATTACAAATACTTATTTATCAGAAGAGTTTAATCATTTTTTAAAGAATAATTAATTACTTTTTTGGTCTAAAAATAATTTTTCTAAATCGATTCATTTGTTTATCTAGAATAACATTATCAGTTATATGATTAAAGTCAAATCCTATAAGACGTTGTATTAAAAAATAAATTGCATATACACCACATTCATTGTTTTCATATTGATGTTTTTTAGAATTAAGACAACGTTTATAATCTAATCCATATGATTTTATGTATTTATAAACAGTATCTATAAATGTTTGTATATTTTTATTAGGTCGTCTTGCTGCAGAATCATAATATTCTAATGTTTTTGATGTATTGTCTATCAAAAATGTTACCCAATGACTTCCTGGTTGGTTATGTTCGTCTAAATTAAAAACTACAGCGATTCTTTTATGATCAAAAATTTTAGAATAATCCACACTAGTTACTTTATAAAAATCAGATGGGAGAGCACCTAAAAATTTAAAACTTGGATCAATATCTTGATATTGTTGTAAGACATTATTTATATCTTGTGTACTAAGCCATGCATTTTGAGTACGTGTCATTTTTGGCTTGAATGTAAACCACGTTAATTTTTCCCTTAAATTTTCATCTTGAATTTCTTTAATGAAATCTAAATCTATCCAACAATATTCATAAGGACATAGATATTTTAATCTTTTATATATAGAATACCATAATTGACGTTTTGTTTTATTGTTTATTTGTATTGGTGTTTTTGGATTACATGATATACGATTTTGTTTGCTACCACCTTGTCGAAGGTCAGCTTTTACTGGACAACTTTTATTTTTTAATATATAATTATTAAACGCCATTGCTATTGTTTTTAACTCGTCAAATTCAAAACACGTATAATGATCTTTTATATCAATACTAGGTGAACAATACGACATATTACTTATTATTACCATACAAATTAAAATTTTACAAATTAAAATTTACAAATTAAATTTACAAATTAAAATTTTATTTAAAAACAAAAATTATTAGAAAATTATAAATGTACGAAAGTTGTGGTCAAGAATATTATGATATCTTTATGAAACAATTCATGCAAACCTTGGGTCAGTTGGGTGCTGCTGTTGTAACATCAACATTAGCTGTGCCAGTGTATTCTTATTATACTCGGAATTCACTATTATCTAAAAAAGAATGTATTAATGAAGTGTATAGTACTGAAAATGAATTTAATAAAAATTTAAATGAATCAGACAATATTACAGAAAAAGATATTACAGAAAATAAAAGAAAATCAAACGATGAATCTGATGATACTGATGACACTGATGACACTGATGATACCGAATAAATAATATTGTACATAAAAATTTTTGTAAAAGATTTAGTTTAAATCAATTGTCATTATAAATAATAAATGACAATTGAAACAATTTTTTGAAAAATATCATAATTTGACTATACCATTAATTATTTGTACAAGAATATGTATGGAAAATGAAATTGATTTTAAATAGAATTTAGTAAAAGACATGGATAATTTCGTTCAACAATTTGATTTAAAAACAATAATTAATATAGATTAATATGGAAAATAAAAAAGTAGCGCTCGTAACTGGGATTTGCGGACAAGATGGAAGTTTTTTAGCAGAATTATTATTAGAAAAAGGATATATTGTACACGGTATTATGAGACGTGCAGCTACATTTAATACTCAAAATATAGATCATATTTTTGATAAATTAAATTTGCATTATGGCGATATTACAGATAGTATGAATGTTTTTAATATTATATCAAAAGTTAGACCGTGTGAAATTTATAATCTCTGCGCAATGTCACATGTGAAAGTGAGTCATGACATTGAAAATTATACCTTTCAGGCAAATACACTAGGTGTTCTCAATATATTACAAAGTGTTAAAAATTTAGGAATGGAAAAAACATGTAAAATTTACCAAGCGTCAACTTCTGAAATTTATGGCAATATTACAGATGGTAGTTTTAAATTAAATGAAGATTCACCACAAAATCCATGTTCAGTGTATGCTATATCGAAATATGCAGCACAACAATTATGTAATATGTATCGTGATGCGTATGGGATGTTTGTTGTGAATAGTTTACTTTTCAATCACGAAAGTCCACGTAGAGGTGGAACTTTTGTTACAAAAAAAATTACTAATTATGTTGGAAAATATTATAAAAATAATTCAATTAAACCTTTAGAATTAGGTAATTTAAATGCTATGCGTGATTGGTCTCATGCAAAAGATATGTGTTATGGGATATTCTTAATGTTACAACAAGAAAAACCAAAGAATTATGTTTTATCTAATGATACAACCCATTCTGTTCGTGAATTTGTTGAATTAGCATTTAAAGAAATTGGCGTTGAAATTGTATGGCGAGGTGATGGTGTAGATGAAGTAGGTATTAAAAAAGGAACAGAAAATGATTTAGAACCACATATAATTGTAAAAGTTAATCCAAAATATTATCGTGATATTGATATAGAGTGTTTAATCGGAGATTCTTCAAGAGCAAGAAACGAGTTGAAATGGTTACCAAAATATAGTTTTGAAGATTTAGTAAAAGAAATGGTTCAATCAAGTTTAATTTAAAAATAAAATTAATGAAAAAAGAATAATAAATATATTCAAAAGAATATTGGTTGCAAATACTATTACAAATTAGTTAGTTTAAAACATTTTATATTTTTATTGAAGAAATGTAAAATGGAGGTAGATAAAGATATAATTATCGCTGAAGAAATAGTAGATAATGATAATGATAATGACAAAGAATCTAAATCTAAATTTAGTTGTATATTATGTAAAAACGATGATTTAGGTTATGCATTATCTTATTGTATACAACCAGAATACAAGTATTGTAAAAATTGTTTTCATATCCAATCGTCTTTACCAGTTATAAATTACAAGGGGGTAAAAATACAATATAACAATGATTCTTTTACAGAATATGTTTTATCACAAATATTAGAAATGGAATTTGATCAGGAAAGTGATATTAAAATATTAGTTTTAAATGATACTAATACTAAACTGGTAGATGTTATTTATGAAAAAATGATGGAAAAGGTAAATAAATATCGTATAAAAATGATTTCAGCTTCACCATTATATAATAAAAGTTTTTTTTCACAGCACACGCATAATAAATTTGCATTGACAGAATATATATCAGAAATTTTATGGAACGAATGGGGTAAATTTGATGTGATAATATTAAATGATATGTTAACATATACAAAAAGTCCGTCGGAAATATTACAGTGTTGTAAAAATTTAAGTCACAATAATACAACTATATTATCAGTCAATTTACATACTTCTATAATATACAATATGGAATTATTAAATATGGATGTTAATGTAAATAATATTTTCAATACAAATTCTTTAAAACGAGCTTGTTGTAATGCAGATTTAAAATTAGAACAGGCTTTAGTAGTTGACGAAATTTGGGTCTTTTCTAAGATTAGTGGATCTAGCGAAGATTCAGTTAGTAAAGATGTTGTCGATAAATTATATGATGAATTGATATGTAATATTTATGAAAACGTTTCATATGATACAAATGATACATATTGGTATAATTATTTTAAAAATCTAAATATTACATTAAAAAAATACAATGATATTGGTTATCAGTTAGTATTAATAGGTAATCTTCCAGAGAATGAAAAATATGGTGATATAGAATATGATAAATATATACAAGTAAAAGATTTAAATATGATTGATAGTATATGTGGTAACGTATATACAGTAATAGTTATTACAGATTATAATAATACAAAAAGTATACGTGATACTATAATTAAGTATTCTAAAAAATCTTTTGTTATTTATGATTTATTTTATTTGATAGGTTACGAATTGCAAGCAATGTCCTTTTAACTTAATATGGAGGTGGGGATATTTCAGAAATTTCAGAAATATCTTTAGGTATTGGGGGCATACCTCCTGCCCCAATCATTGCTATTACAATAAAAATACTACATAAAATTATACAACTAATACTTATAATTGGTCCGGCAGAACCAGCTGATGCCAAACCACCCATAATATCCGCTAGAGGATTCATTCCTTTTGCAACTTGAGATGTTTCAGTTGTTGTAGTAGATGTAGTTTTATTTTCTACACCAGCACCTTGTTCTAATTTTGCACCAAATCCAGAAAGACATTCTCCTAATACATCATTGGCTTGTTCAAGATTTGAATCTGTTACATTAGATCCAACAATATTGATAACATTTTCTTGTTCAACATCCATAATACAACCACTGATAACTTCATTGACATCTCGTTGAACAGAACTAAAGTTAAATTTGTTTTGTTTTTCAATTTTTGTATTACTTTCAGCTTCTGCTAGACCAATACCTGCAGAAGCTTGTTGTTCTAAATTAGCTTTAATAGCCGACAACACCTCATTATTAGCTTTTGTTCCTTTTGTGGATTCAATTGCTGTTTGTAATACACAAGTATTCTTTGCAGCATTTTTTTGACTTGTATTCAACTTGGTAACATTAGAACCAATAATATTAAGAACATTTTTTTGATTAGTTTTTTGTTCACAAGTATTTTTAATCTTATTAAACGTTTCTTGTGTCATGTTTAAGTTTGTTTCATTGAGTTCTTTGATATTAACATCAGATTTAGTTTTAGAAGCTCCCATCTTTAATATTATTTATAAATAAAATAATTATAATGAATTTTTTTATTTATTGTAAAAAAAGGCTAAGATCTTTTTAATTTAGTGGGCTCTTTAAGTCTTATTTTTTAATTTTAAATGGTACAAATACATATTTGAGTTTATCTCTATAAGAAGTACAAGATAAATATATGAAAAACTGTAAATAACTTAACTTTTTATTTTTTGATATTTTTGTGTCTACATCTTCAATAAATGCATCAATGACACTGCTTGGTAAATGAATAACCAAAATTCGTCTAAATACAGTAACTAATCCAGATAAAGCTTCTGATGTAAAAAATTTACATTGAGAATCATATGCTTTTTGATCTTTTGCAGAAACATTATTACATTTTGTTCCTACATTAGCTTTAAAAGCATAAAAACGGTCTTCAATTAAAGACTTGAGTTGAGTTAAAGTTTCTATCTTTAAAGGCTCAATGGTACGTGTTTGTTTTTTACCACCTACTTTTATTTCTATTTGTTTTGCAGCACCTCCTTCCTTTCCTAAATATAATTGCATAGGTAATTCTATAATTAATCGATTATCTGTATATAGGTAATATTGTCTAACTGTTTGAAGTTTACATTTACACGTTGCAGGTGAATTCTCACATTCTTTTATTTCTGTGGCTTTACACTGTCGTAACTTTTCATCATTATAATTCATATATTGATCTGACCAACTTAAATATAACCCATCAGGATTCATACCGATAAATTTATGGGGACCGATTTTAAATGTAGATAAATCAGTAGAAAAATCAACTTGAACAGGTGTGAAATAAGCATCATCGCTTGTATACCAAGGATTTAATATCATTGATGATAAAGGAAGATCATTTTTTAACATATTCTGATCAGGTAATACCCAATCACCATTAAAAAATTTCTGAAATGATTGAATCAATTTACCAGGACCACCATATAAAGTAAGAGCTTGTTCTCTAAAATTAGGATCACTTATCATTAATGGATTAAAAGCACAGTATTCTATACTATATACACCATCATTGCCAAATAAACTCCCTGTATCCTTATCAATAAGTGTTTTACCCTGTTCATCTGTAATATCACATAATCCATTTTCCCACAAATAATCTATATGAAAAATCTCCATATAACGATCGTGTAAATATTTCACACCCATTACAATAGACACAATTATTAATATTACACATACACAACCACCTAAAGCAATATAGGATTTTGTTTTCATATTTATATCTTACTTGTAATTATAAAATAAATTAATTACAAGATATTTAAAACTAAATTAAGCAATTTCTAAACGTAATGCTTTTGATTTGTCAGAATGTTTGATAACGTGATTATTATCATCGACACTCATATATTTATCATCGTAAAACTTGACATAATAATATTCAGCTTCTTTTTCTAACGCTAGTTTAGCATTAGGAGCATAAGGATTAAAGCTATTTACCTTTATCATTTCATCTTTACAACTATCACCAAAACAAGAAGCAATATAATATCCTCCTTTTGACAAGGCAATCAAATCATCACTAAACTTCATTACACTAAATTGTTCAGCTTCTGTTTTGTTAGCTGTCAAACATAAATGTTTTTCTGCACAAACTTTAGCAAATTTTCCAGTTGATGTTTTCAATGTAACACGTTGGTTAGTTTCAAATCCTTCTCGTTTTGTATTGTTTTTAATGTAAACCCACCAATAAAGTACGGCTAAAGCCAATCCAACATATAACCAATTAATCTCAATTTCAAATAATTTCATTTTAATATATTATAACAAAATATTTTAATTTAAGTAAAATTATATATTAAATTAAATTAAAAAAGCGTTTATTATGTTTAATTAAATCAAAAAGTGGTCGTTACCCTTTGAATTATTTAATAAACATAACACTAGATATACTAAGTGACATACACAATAATATTAATACAAATGCTACTATAACACCTGCACCATAAGTATATAGTTGCGTTACACTTTGTTTTACTTTTGGATCTTGTGTTTGAACATTTTCTCCTCCACAAGAAGCTTGATTAAATGACGATCCTGTAATATTACTACCTAAAGCCGTAATAGAACTCTCATCAATACAAATATCTGGACATTTTTCATCTTTAACAAATTCAAATTGATACGCTTTAGCATTTTTATTACAACTTTGCGCCCAACATTTTATTGGTGCTGCTCCTAATTTTGGATCTGGCGCACTTGCTAATACTTGAGTGGAACAACCACAAAAATCTTTATTTGCATTATAGTTTGTAATATTGTTACAAAAATCTTGAACCTTTACATCGCAATCACGTGATGAGTTGACACACTCTTGAGGAACACCCATTATTATAAAATACAAAGAAATTAATTTTTTACAATGTAGTAATTGAAGCATATTTTACTTTTTTTAATCAAATAGAATTTCATTTTTTACCAAACCACTATTTACCAAACCACTATTTACCAATTCATTCCAGTTTTTTTTAAACATAGGTCCATCTGCTTTATATAACCAATGTAACACTAACCTTCCAATAATTCTTGATGCATTGTTTTTAATCCTAAAACGACTTTTTATTCGACGTTGTATTCTACGAATTGCTTGATAACCTAGCAAAGTAAAGTTTACTTTCTTGATATCAACATTATCAACGAATTTTATTGGATTATAATTACAGTGGAGTTCTTGTAAACTGTTAGGTAAATTTTCCAATCGATATATTTTGTTACTACTACAATCAAGTTTTTGTAAAAATTTTGGTAAATTCTCTAATCGAGTTATCCTGTTACTACCACAATAAAGTATTTGTAAACTATTTGGTAAATTCTCTAATCGAGTTATCCTGTTACCACGACAATCAAGTTCTTGTAAACGGTTAGGTAAATTTTCTAATTGAGTTATCCTGTTACTATCACAATAAAGTATTTGTAAACGGTTAGGTAAATTCTCTAATCGATTTATCTGATTACCACGACAATAGAGTTCTTGTAGACAATTTGGTAAATTTTCTAATCGATTTATCTGATTACCACGACAATCAAGTTCTTGTAAACGGTTAGGTAAATTTTCTAATCGAGTTATGTGATTACTATAACACTCAAGTATTTGTAAACGGTTAGGTAAATTTTCTAATCGTGTTAACTGATTACTACCACAATAGAGTTTTTGTAAACTATTTGGTAAATTCTCCAATCGATTTATTTGGTTACCACGACAATCAAGTTCTTGTAAACAATTTGGCAAATTTTCTAATCGTGTTAACTTTTTAAATGATATATTTAATTCCATGTAATAAAAAATAAAATTGAGTAAAGAAATCAATTTTTACCAAGCTACTGTTCGTTTTTATCAGAATATTTCATTATTGGTAGTTTATAATATGGATATCTTGGATATAAAACAATTAGCTTTGAATAATAATATATATAGTCTTCCATTAGAAATGTTGATATCCATTTTAAAATACACAGATGTAATAACGGTTAGTAATTTAAGTTGTGCAAATAAATATTTTAATAATACAATAAACAGTAATTTATGGGGGATAATAGACAAGTTACATAAACACACGGATACAATTTTAATACCAAAAACGATACGGACATATAACAAGTATCGTTATTTGGTAGATTGGAATAATATAATAATGTATAATCAGCAACATAATAAAATTATACCTGAAGATGTAATCATTTGGATACCAGATATACAAGATTTACAAACAATTGCAGTATATCAAACTTTATCTGAAGAAATTATAAGAATGTTATATAATAGAATAGAATGGTCAACTTTGTTGTCAAAACAACTAATACCATTAGATATTATTTATTACATTGTTAATTCACAAAATGACACCTGGTCATTGAGTAATGCTGATTGGTTTAATATATGGTCATATCAGAAAGTAGATTGTGCATTTGTAACAAGATTTATAGATAAAGTAGAATGGTATGCTTTATCTACGAATAAAGAAATGGTTTCATTTGATTTTATAAATATGTTTGGAAAACATATTGTTTGGCAAGAATTCACAAAACATAGTATTCATGAAAATATATTAGAATATTATACAGATAAATTTGATTTTGTATGTTGGAATAATATTTCTAGATATACAGAATTGTCAGATGCATTTATGAAACTTCATTTAAAAAATTTAGATATAGGAACCTTAATAAGATATCAATCTATATCCCAAACTTTACTAGATGAAATGGTAAATAACTTTAATGATACTGATATTGATTTTTATATGCAAAATATTGGTACATATCAAAAAATATCAAGGCAGTTTATAACTAGATTTAAATATTGTCTTTCACTTCGAGTATTGATACGAAATAAACTGATACCTAGATCAGATATTCATAATATATATGGTAATGGTAATGGTAATGGTAATGGTGATGGTAATGGTAATGGTGATGGTGGTTCTTAATAAAAAATTGATTTTATAACAATAAAAGTATTTTTAAAATTTATAACTATGTTACATTTAGTATTAATCTTATCATTTTTTTGCACATCAGTGTATTGTGAAGGATATTATTGTCCTTATAGTGATTTAGGATCAACACTTGGAAATGAATTATTATACGATTATTATTTTGACAATGACGGTACATATTGGACTAGAAAGGGAGAAACTGGATGGATGACAGTAACAGAATATTGTAAAAATAAAGCTGATACCTCTCTTCATTCTGATGCTGGAGAATGGAAATGTAATGATAGTCATTTACTTTGTATTTGGGATGGTAGTACTTGTAATTTTAATCAGGACAGAAATCCTGATTGTAAAGAATTATGTAGAGCTATTATAAACAATATGGGTCCACAATGTTTGGGAAATTGTGCAGGTAATAGATCATCAAATACATTATATTCACAATTTTGCGAACCTAGTTTACAATCAAATACTGTTAACAATACAAAACCACATGGACATACAGATAAACAAGTAAAAAACAAAAGGATTGCAGATAGAAAAAGAAAGTGTCGTATATTATAGTTATAGTTATAGTTATTTAATAATGTTATAAAAACATCATTAAATCTTTATTTAAAAACAGCTTATTTATAACTAAGTAAATGAAAGTATTAGTAACAGGAGGTTATGGTTTAGTAGGAAGATCTTTACAAAAAGTTGTAAAAGGTTCTGGTACAAATTACGATTTTGTTTTTTTATCAAGTAAGGATGGCGATTTACGAGATATATATGCAGTTGATTATTTGTTTAAGGAACATTTACCAGATGTTGTGGTGCATCTTGCGAGTTGTGTAGGTGGTGTTTATGAAAATATGTCAAATAATTATGATTATTTTCTTGATAATTTACGTATAAATACAAATGTTGTAGATGCTTGTAATCGTTTTGGTGTAAAACGTTTAGTTAGTTGTTTATCAACTTGTATTTTTCCGGATCGAGGAATTACTTATCAATTAACAAGTGATCAGTTACATAATGGTTTACCACACGATTCGAATATAGGATATGCTTATTCAAAAAGAATTTTACATTTGGCAGGTGATTTATTAACTAAAAAAACAGGTAGTAATACAACAGTTATTAATTTAACACCAACAAATTTGTACGGTGATTATGATAACTATAATTTAAAGAGTAGTCATGTAATTCCTGGCTTAATACATAAGACATACATTGCTAAAAAATCACATAAAAATTTAGTAGTATACGGTACAGGTAATGCTTTAAGACAATTTTTATACGTAGATGATTTATCAAGGGTTATTTTAAGATTTATAGATTATAATTATATAGAAAAAAGTATTTCATGTATTGTTAGTCCATCTGAAAGTTCAGAAGTTTCTATTCGAAATTTAGTAGAAACTATAACAAAAACATTTGATTTTACAGGAAAAATTATTTATGATACATCGTATTCTGATGGTCAATATAAAAAAACTGCTACAGATTCTGAATTGATGTATTATCTACCAGATTTTAAGTTTACAACTTTAGATTCTGGTCTTAAAGAAACAATAGATTATTTCCAAGAAAATTATGATAAAGTTAGAAAATAAAGATAAAAATAAAGATAAAAATAAAGATAAAGATAAAAATTAAATTGGTAAATAACTAACTGGATAATTTTTGAAAACCTTTACATAAGCTAATACAAAATTAACAAATTTATACAATTCTTGATTAATATTACCATAACCTATAATATCATATAATTTGTAAAGATCAGTATCTTTAGAGTCTTCATCCAAAATAGACTGTACATTTCTATTAAGTATTATAAAACTACTAATGTTAAATATATTTTTAAAATAATCCAAGGAAATCTCACTTAAATTTAAAATTTTACCGTCTTGGGGTTGTTCGTCTTGATCGTCTTGTTCGTCTTGATCGTCTTGTTCGTCTTGTTCGTCTTGGTTTTGTGTGTTATTTTTTAAAAAATAAGACATTAATGTATATTTGTGATTGCTTAAATTCATTATATTAAATTGTAGGACATCATCTATATCGTCGGTAGTATGTGATATAGAAATGGCAACATATCCATTATAAGTTTCATAAATAACAAAACTATATATGGGAGAAAACATATAAGATAAAGAAAATTCCTCAATATCATTGGTATTAATATATACTACAAGTAGTTTATCACAAGTTAACATCCATGTATCTGTATATATCTCTTTTTGTATAGTATAATCAAATGTGACATTATTAATAGAAAAGGTCTTATTTTTTATAAAATTATAACAGAAATCATCTAGGTAATAAAAACTAATATAATATGTATATAATATAATTGTTTCGCATTTTTCATCAATTGAGTTATCACAATCTATATATAAGCCTTTTAAAAATTTATAGAATTTCCTATTTTTAATAAGTGAAAATTTTTTAGCCTTTAACATAACGTAACTTACATTCTACTAATATATTTATTTACTATATCAAACCAAAGAAATTGAATTACAAATGAGAAAATGTAAAATTAGATAATAATGGATGAATTAGCATATTCTTTAAGTATAATATCATTGATATTTTACAGTATTGTTTATGTACCGCAATTTTTTGTAATATACAAATCAAAATCCTCATCAGGAATATCATTATGGATGTTATTATTGTGGACGCAAGCAGATGTATTAAGCTTGATAGGGACAATTGTATTGTATATGTATACAAACATAATTATGATATCGTGGTATCATTTTATAGTAGGTGTTTTGATGATTGTTTTTGTTTTATATTACAGAGATAAATACAATAACAACTACGAATACAAAATTCAAGTGTTGTCAACAATTATTTTTATATGTGTGAATACTGTAATTTGTGTTATTTTAAATGTAATTATAACAAGATCACATGATTTAATTGGAGAAATAATTGGATGGGTAACTACCGTATTTTATATAGTAGGTAGATTTCCACAAATGTGGTTAAATTATAAAAATCAATCGACAGAAGGATTGTCAATTTTAATGTATGTATTTACAATTTTAGGAAATGCTACTTATACAGCTGTAATTACAATCGACAATGAAACTATACAATCTAATATGCCTTGGATTGTATCAAGTGTTGTAATGATAGTATTAGACTTGTATATTATATATCAACACTATTATTACATTGGATTACAATCAATCATTTTTTCAAGTATTTAGTTACATTAAGAATTATTTAAAAACATATTTTATTAAACAATATCAAGTTGTATAAAATATGCGATCAATAGAATATTTTGATAATAAACAAGATGCGTTAGCTAAAATAACACCGTCAAAAAAACTATTATGTAATCGCAATATTAAAAAGTTTTTCTTGGCGGATAGTTACGATACATTTTTAAATGTTATAAAAAGTAACAAACGAAAAGATTTTTACGAGTGTATATCTTCACAAACTCCGGTTTGTTTTTATTATGACATTGAAATTTATAAGAGAAATATTGTATCAGAAACACCGAATTCACAAGATAATACTTTAAATAATAATGCAAATACGGTTATAGAAACAGATTCTGATTTTGTAGTTAATTCTGATGTTGCAATTGATTATTATTATAACTATGAAACAATTTTAGAAGTTTGTATAGAAAAGACTAAACAATTAGTAGAAACACAATATTCGGATACAATTATGCGGAGTATTATATTAGAATCTCATTCAGATAAAAAACGTTCATTCCATTTAATATTACGTTTTTACAAAGACGATAAAGAAATAGTATTCAAGGATGTAAGTATATTAAAAGAGTTGTATAAGAAATTTGGTTTAGACAAATACAATGATGATAATAACAAATATATAGTAGATCCAAGTGTATATAGAGAAGGATTATTTAGGACATTATACAGTTCAAAGCCAAATGAAGATCGTCCATTAGTAAGATCAGATGCAAGTGATGAATTTGAAGATATAGAAACATTTGTAGGTTATATATCTACAGAAGAATATATTATATTTGATCGTCGTGATTTAGTAGATGATATAATAGACTTGACAACAGATCAAAAAGTGCAAAAATTAGTTGTTGTAAATGTTCCAGAAGAGTTGAATAATCATGACAAAGCAACTTTAAGGAAATTTGTACAAAGAGAATTCCACCATTTTCCAAACAGAATAAGAGATGTATTTATAGATAAACATCACAATTGCATTATCATTGCTTTAATGGAACGTTATTGTCCATTTTTAGACAAGGAACATAGAGGTAATAATCAATATATAGTTATAGATACATCAAGTGCTAAACAAAAATGTCATAACACAGAATGTAATGAGGATAAATACAATGAAATTAAGTTAGAGAACTATCCGAAAGAAGTAAATGAAATTATAAAAAAGTGTTTAAAAATTAATCAACAAGAATTGGATTTAATAGATCACGCAATAGTAGAGTGCAAAAATTACATTAATGAAAACTTTGATAAAGATGTAAAAGAAGTTCAATTTGATAGAAAAGCCATGATTTTTAGAGGTAATGTTGCAGACAAGAGTTTAGTAGGAATTTTAAAGGGAAAATGTCCAGAATGTAATGTAGAACATCAGATAAGTGATAATGGTTATTGTTTAAAATGTAAAGTATGTTTGGCAGTTTTTCCTAAAAATCAAGTTATTCCATTAGATGATAGATATAAACATTTAAACAGTTTTTGGTTGAATTACAATCAACTTGTAAATCATGGAACAATTAATAACATTATAAATATTTACAACAATTCAGAGCTGGATTTTAGTTGTGATATAAAATTAGACGATAGTATTTTCAAAAATAAAGAAGTAACAAATATTATAAATCAGGTTTTAGATGGTCATAAAATTACAATGATTTCAAAACTATTATTTACAATTAATAAAGATTTCGTGTATTCTCGTAATAATTGGTATTATTTTACAGGAGCAATATGGAGATGTGATAATGATAATATAGAGATGAAAAAATCAATTATAGATTTATCAAAAATGTTTGATAAAATCAAAACACATTATGACAATAAATTTACGGATGAAACAACTATAAATTTGAATAAAAACATAAAAAGTTTAATAAATAAATTTCATAAACCAGGATATCAGGATGATATAATAAAAGGTGCCAAAATTTATAACAATAATGAAAGTTTTATTACAAACTTGAATAGTAAAAAACATTTGGTTCCATTTTCAAATGGTGTTTTTGACTTGTTGGAAAATAAATTTAGAAAAACAAAAAAGGATGATTACATTAATTTAACTGTTAATTATGATTATCCAGAAACAAATAATCCAGAAGTATTAACATTTTTAGAACAAGTTATACCAAATCAGGGTGTAAGAGATTACGTGTTAAAAAAAATGAGTGAATGTTTAAACGGTGATATACCAAATACATATTTCTTGATGTTTATTGGTGATACAGGTGCTAATGGTAAAAGTCAATTGTTAAATTTAATGAAATTAGCTATGGGGGATTTTGGCGAAAAGGTTGAAGTTACATTATTAACACGTAAACGTAACAATGCAAATGAAGCAAACACAGAAAAAATCAAATTAATGCATAAGCGTTTTGCGTTTCTTAGTGAACCAGAAGATGGAGAAAAGATAAACATTGGTTTATTGAAAGAACTAACTGGAAGTGAAGAAATTGTAGCACGTGGGTTATATCAAGAAGCTATGAGTTTTGTAATGGAAGCCAAGTTATTTTTGGCTTGTAATGAACTTCCTGAAATTAAAGGAGAGGATACTGCATTATGGAGACGTATTCGTGTAATAGATTTCCCCTCCAGATTTGTAGATGATCCAAGTGAGTCTGGTGAATATAAAATAGATCGTACTTTACCTTCAAGAATGCGTGAAGACACCACTTGGCGTCAAACATTTATGAAAGTTTTATTAGAATATTATTTCAAGGATGTTAAAGAACCAGTTGAAGTTCAAGTAAAAACTAATGAATATCGTCAAGAAAACAATGATTTTTACAATTGGATGGATGAAAACATAGAAAAATCTAATCACGGTATATTAAAACTAAAAGACGTATGCCAATTATATACTGAAAAACAAAAAATTCATTCGAGTTTATCTAATAAGTATAAAAAAGAAATAGAAAAGTATACAAAGGAAAAATACAAGGACATCAATCACCAATATCGTGATTCTAGTTTTAATGGAGAGCGTTTCAAAGGTTGGTTTGGAATACAAATAAAAGAACTATAAAAAATTATATTATTATATTATATATTATATTATATTATATTAATGGGTCAAGTAGTTTCTTCAGTAAAAGAATCAGATGGATTTTATACACTTACAATAAAACCTACAAAAGTTGACCCCAATAACGTTAATGCACCCAAAGAACAACTAAAAAAGTCATCAAGATATAGAATACCTGGAGGTATAGTGCAAAAAATAAAAACTATAAATTTTAAAAATGAAATAAAATTAACAGAAAATATGAAATTGTCACATTTGGAACAAATTCAATTGATGTGTTCGATGACACCTGGTGAAAATGTCCCGCAATTATGCGATAATTACGATGGGTCTAAACCTAGTTATTTATATTTTTCATTTCAAAATAAAGATAAAAGACATCTAGAAAACACTATGAAAGGCATCTACGCTATGGAAAAAGGTATAGAATGGTCTGCTAAAACAGAAGCTGAAATGACTACACCAAAAGATTACGCAATCCATGTCCTGAAGGTTTTACGTGTGCCATAGATGGTGGAAATTTAGATGGTGTATTTTCAAAAGCTCAATCTGGTGCTGGAATTGCATCTTATAGTAGTGGTTTGGCATGTACTATTAGTTCTTTATGTACATTAATTCCTATATTAGCTATAAACGTTAGTTCAAGTGGTTTCAATGCGCTAACAGTCATATTAATCTTATTAATATTATCTAGTTCATCTACGTCTATAACAAACGTAGTTTATATATATAAATTAAAAATGAAATGTCAAAATAATTTTGAATATAAAATAAAGTTTATAATGAATATAATTTATATAGATTATATTCATATGAATATGATATTACCAACAGAAATCTTGTTGGAAATTTATGATTATTCAAAACCTGAAACTAGGATAAAACTAAATAGCATTTTTGGATGGTCATATTACGTAAAAAACCCATTCGAAAATACAGACACACGAGCAAACGTGAAATTCAAAACACTTGTTATGGGAACCACATTCCACAGATATGCTAGTTATCGAGGTGCAACTATTATACTTCCAATGTAAATTAAAATTACACAAAAAGTTTTTTATAGACAAATTGTATACAACATATGAGAATCATAGAATACATATTATGTACATTGTTTGTTTTTGTTTTATTTAATATTTTATCAAAGTATTGGCGTTCATCAAATTCTGATAAAAATTTTATAATAAACACGATAATAAGAGGTTGTGCAAGATGGGCTGCGGCTAGTTTGCAAGACAAAAGTCCACTAGTAGCAGTTTTACACGCAAACTATGCCTCTGGATACTTGTGGGCATTAAGGGACACTTTTTCAGATGAAGAAATTAAACGCTCAAGTGGTGTAAATATTATACAGTTTCAAAAACGAATAACTGACATACAGGACATTGCTACAAAAAGTATGATATCAGTTTGTCCAAAATATGCATCAGATATAGACACATATTTAGGGAAAATTGGTGGAGAATGGAGCAATTAATCTAAAAAATTATTTAAATTGCGGATATAAAAAATGAAAATTTTTTTATTATTTTAGGAATATTAATGGAATGCAAAATGTTATCGTTAATAGAAAACAATAGTATTATTTTACAAGATAATTTGAACGAATATATGTGTGTTTTGGATACTTCTAAACTAGAAAACTTTTCAGAACAATGGAAATATAATAGGAATTTAAGTAATGATAAAATTCAATCTATTTGTAATATTATAAAAGACAAATGTATTTTAGATACAGTATTACACTTTTTTTATGTTAATGATAATGGTGTTGAAAAATTAATATGTTTTGATGGAAATCATAGAAGAGAAGCATTGATTTTATTATATAAAAAGGATAATATTAATATTAATGTATGTTGTTATATTTATAAATGTCAAGATATTAATCATATAGATAAGGAAATAGTAGATAAGTTTAGAATAATAAACCAAATGACACCTATTCCTGACATTTATAATGATATTCTTAATAATTTAGATAATAATAAAACATTAATAGATAAGAAAAATATCATAGAAGAGGTATTTAACTTATATAAAAATAATTATAAATTATTTTATTCTGTAAATTCAAAGTGTAGAAGACCAAATTTTAATGAAACAACATTTAAGGATTTGTGTAACGTATTTGAATTTAATAAAAAAGAGGAATTGGTA